CCTCTTGAGACACCGCTCACCGTGGCATTCACCTCTATTTCCAAGCGCCTTATTGAAAGCGATATGCCCAAAGAACTTTCCGCAGCACTGAAAAATCAACTGAGGATCCACCTGAAGCGATGAACAAACACAGCGCAATTCGTGCAGCCATTCTGGCAAAACTGAAAGCCGATATCACCGACACCGTCACCTGGTTTGACGGGCGCCCTGTTTTTCTTGAAGAGCAGGATCTCCCTGCCGTGGCTGTTTACCTTTCTGACGCGGAGTACACCGGCGATTCGCTTGATGAAGATTCGTGGCAAGCCGTTCTCCACATCGAAGTATTTCTTAAGGCCTCCAGCCCTGACACAGCGCTGGATTCCTGGATGGAAGAGAAAATATATCCGGCAATGGAGGGCATTCCGGGTCTTGACGCATTAATCGAAACAATGACTCCCCAGGGCTACGACTACCAGCGGGATGATGAGATGGCCACGTGGGGTTCCGTCGATTTCACGTACACATTAACGTATTCAATGTAAGAGGTATTTATGCCTACACCCAATCCACTGGCGCCCGTAAAAGGTGCTGGCACCACGCTCTGGCTGTACACCGGCTCGGGTAACGCATTTGCTAACCCCCTCTCTGATATCGACTGGAGTCGTCTGGCAAAAATTAAGGAACTCACGCCGGGCGAAATGACCGCCGAATCGTATGACGACACCTACCTCGACGATGAGGACGCTGACTGGAACGCGACCGCTCAGGGTGCAAAATCGGCAGGTGATACATCACTTACGCTTGCCTGGAAGCCGGGAGAACAGGGACAGAAAGAACTGGTCACCTGGTTTAACGATGGTTCTGTCCGGGTGTACAAGATTAAATATCCGAATGGTACCGTCGACGTTTTCCGCGGCTGGTGCAGCAGCCTGGGTAAAGCTATCCCGGCAAAAGAGGTTATTACCCGCACAGCGAAAATCACCAATACTGGCAAGCCTGAACTGGCTGAAGAAAGTGGTTCTGCGCCCATTGCTGTTACAGGCGTCACGCTTGATAAATCCACGGCAAGCGTCGTTGTTGCGGCGACCACCACGCTTAATGTGACGGTTAATCCAGCCAGTGCATCGGATCCTTCGTTCCGGGTTGCCACATCTGATGGGACCAAAGCGACCGTATCTGTAAGCGGCAGCACGATCACCGTAACGGGCGTGGCAGTCGGTACCGCAGACATCATTGTCATGACCAGCGACGGCAATTTCGTTGCAGTCTGCAAAGTCACTGTCACCGCTTCCTGAGGAGGGGGATATGTTCCTCAAAAAAGAAACATTTAACTACCTTGGTGAATCCACCACGCTGAATGAACTGTCAGCGCTTCAGCGTATTGAGTACCTTGAATTTCTGGCTGCGGAAGAAAAGACACTTGGCCATGAAAGCGACAGTATCAGCGATCAGGAAATGACTGCCCGTCTGGTGGGTTCAAACATCCGCTGCGGTGCGCGCGTGATCGCACTTTCTCTCTGGCATAATGACCCCGCAGGTCCCGACGAAGAAGCACTTTACCAGCAGGTTCTCAAAGGCTGGCCGCCGGAAGCGATCGGCAAGGCTGAAATGCAGGTTAAGTTGCTCTCCGGCATGCTCGTTCCGGTTGAGGATGGCAACGATGCCGATCCGGAAGCCCCACTGGAGGTTGAAGGCGCTGAAGAAGTTACGGCGGAAAAGCCCTTGCCAGCGAGCTGAAATTTGTCCTGAATCTGGCGCGCGAATTCGGGCGACCCGACTGGCGCGCCATGCTGGCTGGAATGACTTCTGGTGAGCTGGGCGACTGGCACCAGTTCTACCGGGAGCATTATTTTCAGGACGCGCAGCTCGATGCGCATTTTTCCGGGCTGCTTTATTCCATCTCTTCTCTTTTCTTCCGCGATCCGGAACTTACCCCCGCACATTTCAGCCTGCTTTCTCCTTCCGGTAGCTTCATCAGTGATGATGAACCGGATGATGACACGCTGATGGCCGCAGCTGAGGGGATCACAGGAGGTATCCGATATGGCCCAGCAGATTAGCGATCTGGTCATCAACCTTGATGTCGACAGCGCCACGTTCAGCGAACAGGTTGCCCGTATAAAGAGCCAACTCACAGGGATGGCTGATGACTCTGAAAAAGTCCAGACGCGAATGCAGCGCGCCTCAGAGCGACAGGTTGCAGCATTAAAAAGTATGGGGGATACAGGTGCTTCTGCTGCGGCGGAAATCAAATCCCGCCAGGCAGACGCCACGGAAGGGTTGGCTCAAAACTGGCAAAAAGTATCTAAATCCGTTGATGAAACACACCGCCGGGTGTCAGACCTCAGCCAGCGCATGCGTGAGAATGACGGCCAGGCGGCAGTGCTCGCAAGGCGGCAGGATGAACTTGCTGCATCTTTTTTTCGCCAGATAGACAGTGTTCGCCAGTTGAACGGAGAAACACAATCTCTCGCTAATGTGCAGGCACGCTTTCGTGCCGCAAGGGCTCAGGGAAATATTACCCAGCAGGATTACCTTGCGTTGATATCTCATACGACAGCCCGACAGAAAGAGCTTCAGATTGTCGAAGAGAAAGCAGGGATTGCACGGGCACGTTTTCTCCGTCAACTGAAGTCTCAGGTTGTGGAGCAAAAGCTCTCCGGTACCGAACTGCTGCGAATGAAGGCTGCACAGGTTGGAGCCAGTGATGCCGCAGAAGTTTATATCCGTAAGCTTGAAGCGGCTAAAGTAGCCACGCACGGGCTGGGTCTGCAAAGTGCTGCGGCGCGTCGGGAACTTGGCGTTCTGATGGGCGAAGTCATGCGCGGTAACTTTGGTGCCCTTCGTGGTTCGGGTATTACGCTGGCCAACCGCGCCGGATGGATAGATCAGCTGATGACTTTACGCGGGCTGGGCATGGCTGGCATGGTCGGGGGGATTGCTGCGGCGGTTGTTGGGTTGGGTAAAGCCTGGTATGACGGCAGCAAAGAGTCTGAGGAATTTAATAAACAGCTAATCCTGACCGGGAACTACGCGGGTAAAACATCCGGTCAACTTCAGGCGCTGGCGCGCTCGCTGGCCGGTAATGGTATCACGCAGCATGCCGCTGCAGGCGTGCTGGCGCAGGTCGTTGGAAGCGGCGCGTTCAGCGGTAATGACGTCAGCATGGTCAGCAATGTCGCCGCCAGGCTGCAGCAGGCTACCGGGCAGGCCGTCGACGAAACCATAAATCAGTTTAAACGCCTGAAGGATGATCCGGTTAACGCGGTCGCGACGCTCAATGATTCCCTTCATTTTCTGACGGCTACCCAGTATGAACAGATTGCCTCTGCTCAGGCGCTGGGGGATTCGCAGAAAGCAGCCGAGCTGGCAATGCGGGCATATTCTGACGCCGTTATACAACGAGCGGGGGCTGTAGAGGACAATCTTGGCTCTCTCGAAAAAGCGTGGAACTGGGTGAAGAATGCTGCTTCCGGGGCGTGGGATGCGATGCTGGGCGTAGGGCGTAATCCTGACACCGCGATGAAGCGCCAGGACTCTTTCGCTGAATGGCAGGCAGCAGAGAAAGAGTACCGCGCGCTGTCCAGCAATCTTAAAGTCGACCCAGATTATGCCGGTAACAACGTTCTGCAGAAAGCTGATGCGGAAAGGCTGAGAAACGCGCGCCAGCAGGTGGAACTTAAAAAGCAGGCTTATGATCTGGCTGATCAGCAATATGCCCAGGAAGGACTGACAGCCGCGCGGGAAAAAATGCGGACGGACCAGCAGACTCAGGCAATCCGCAGCCAGCAGCAGTTTAACCAGTTGGTGGAATCCGGCGCGACTGCGGCAGAAAAGCGGGCTTCAGCAGAGAAAAAGCTCAGTCAGCTTATTGAGAAAAACCGCCAGGATGCGAAAGACGGTATCGCCACGCTGTGGACTGACAAGGACATTGCTGCAGCGCGGGCAGGGATCGAAAAGCAGTTTAAGGACGTCAAAACCCCAAAAGGCAAAAGCTATTCAACGCCTGCCGGGGACAAAGCCGAGGAAAAGGCGCAGGCCGAACTTCTCACCCTTCAGGCCCAGCTTAAAACGCTTGAGCAACATACCAGCGTAAACGACGTCATAAGCAAACAGCGTCAGGACCTCTGGCAGACTGAAAATCAGTTCACCGTTCTGCAGGAGGCTGCTGGTCGTCGTCAGCTTACGGCGCAGGAAAAATCCCTGCTGGCGCACAAGGAAGAAACGCTTGAGTACAAGCGGCAGTTGGCCGACCTGGGCGATAAGGTTGCTCAACAGCAAAAACTCAATCAGCTTGCCGACCAGGCGGCTAAATTCCATCAGCAGCAGAGTGCGGCGAGGGCCGGTCTTCAGGCACAGTCAGAGGGGGTATCCAGCCGGCAGGCTGGGAGAGAATCAACCCTGAAGCGTCTCAGCGAAAGCTATGCCTACAATCCGGCAGAGCAGCGAAAGGTTCTTGAAGATCAAAGGGCGACATTCGAGGCTGAAGATGCCCTGCGCGCAAACTGGCTGGCCGGTGCCAAACAGGGCTGGGCTGAATATCAGGATTCAGCGACAAACGTCTTCAGCTCGGTTCAGCAGATTTCACAGGCAACGTTCAGCGGACTGGCGGGCCAGCTTACCAGCCTGGTGACAACCGGCAAAGCCAGCTTTAAGGACTTTACCAGTTCGATCCTCAAAATGATTGTGTCCGTGATTAATCAGTTGCTGGTGGCTTACGCCATCCAGAGCGCGATGGGCTGGGTGAGTGGCGGTGCTAAAGCGCCAGCGTCAGGCCAGTCTTTTGCGGTACCGTCTTTCAGCCCCTCGGGCTATGACGTAGGTGGTTATACCGGGCACGGTGGCAAATATGAGCCTGCCGGTATTGTTCACCGCGGCGAGTTTGTTTTCACCAAAGAATCTACCAGCCGTATCGGCGTGTCCAACCTGTACCGACTTATGCGTGGGTATGCCTCTGGCGGTCTTGTCGGTGGTGGTAAGGTCCCCGCGGCTGGCATCGGTGGGGTTAGCGTTTACGCACCTGTTTCAGTCGCTACTGCTCAGCCCGGCGATCAGAAACAACAGCAGGGCAGTGGTGATGCGCTGACTAAGGCATATCAGAAAGTGATCGACCGCTCCATTCGTGATGGTATCGCCAGGGAGATTCGTCCCGGGGGAATCATCTGGAGCGCCAACAAACAGAGGTAAGTGATGGCTGTAGAACACTTTACCTGGCGTATTCAGGCTGCGAGCCAACCCACTCTCAGCAGCAAGGATACTGTCAGAACAGCTAAGTTCGGTGATGGATACAAGCAGATTAGTGGTTCTGGCCTGAACGATGAGGTTCTAAATTATGCCTTTTCTTTTACTGGTGATCCGGTAATAGCCAGAGAGATTTATTCATTTTTACGAAGGCATAAAACCAAGTCTTTCACATTCACTCCACCTGGTGGTGATTTAGCCCTCTGGCGTGTTGAGGCAGACAGTCTGCAGCGAGTCACCCTGAATAAAAAAGTGGAAACCGTAACTGCAACGTTTGAACAGGCATTTGCACCATGAGCTTAAACAGTGATTATCAGAAACTTGAGCCGGGCAATGCTGTCCGGCTTTTTGATGTCGATGGCACCGCATTTGGTGTTTCCGACGTTCTCCGCTTCCACGCCCATAATATTGCCCACACTGCTGATGAGATCGCCACTGCTGGTGGAGATGAAAATAAGCTACAGGCGAAATCGATCTGGTGGCAGGGACAGGAATATAAAGCCTGGCCTTGTCAGATTGAAGGTATCGAGGCTTCAACTGATGGTAGTTCGGCCCAGCCGAAACTGTCAGTTGCTAATCTCGACAGTTCAATTACTGCTTTGTGTCTTGCTTATGACGATCTGCTGCAGGCGAAGGTCACTATCCATGACACGCTGGCCAAATACCTTGATGCGCGGAATTTTACGGACGGGAACGCCACGGCAGACCCTACGCAGGAAAAAGTGAAGGTATTTTACATCGATGCCAAAAGCGGTGAGACAAACGAGTCCGTTGAATTCTCGCTTTCAAGCCCGATGGACCTGCAGGGGCTGATGATCCCGACGCGCCAGCTACATTCGCTTTGTACCTGGTGTATCCGTAACAAATACCGCTCCGGTGATGGATGCGACTATGCCGGAACGCGCTATTTCGACAAGCACAACAACCCGGTGAGCGATCCGTCGCTGGATGAATGCAACGGAACGCTGACGGCCTGCAAACTTAGGTTCGGAGAAGATAACGAGCTATCTCATGGGGGCTTCGTGGGTACATCGTTGATCAGGAGCTGATATGCGTCAGAAAATTATCGATGCCATTATGGCGCATGCTGCTGCTGAATATCCGCGCGAATGCTGCGGCGTAGTGGTGCAAAAAAGCAGGGTGCAGCGGTACATTCCCTGCCGTAATCTGGCAACCGATCCGACAGAGCATTTCCACCTGTCGCCGGAAGATTACACCGCTGCTGAAGACTGGGGAACAGTGATTGCCATTGTCCACAGCCACCCGGATGCCACGACGCAGGCGAGCGAACTGGATAAAGCACAGTGTGACGCTACGTTACTTCCCTGGCATATCGTCAACTGGCCGGAAGGGGATTTACGCACCATTCAGCCGCGCGGCGAGTTACCGCTGCTGGAACGTCCGTTCGTGCTCGGCCATTTCGATTGCTGGGGGCTGGTGATGAGCTATTTCCGGCAAACGCATGGTATCGAACTCCACGATTACCGTGTTGATTATCCATGGTGGGAAAACGACTATCCGGACAACTTCTATCAGGATTGCTGGTATGAATGCGGTTTCCGTGAATTCGAGGGGCCACCGAAACCCGGCGATATGGTGATCATGCAGGTCCAGGCCAACAAGTGGAACCATGCAGGGATACTGCTGGAGGGTAACATGCTGCTCCACCATCTGTATGGGCATCTGAGCCAGCGAGTGCCGTATGGGGGATACTGGCAAGAACGGACAATGAAGGTACTACGCTATAGATCTCTGTGCTAACCTTTTGCAAAACCAAAGGGGATAGGGATATGAAAAAGTTATCGTTAGCGCTGGTTATTTTAGGCTTAATTGGGTGCGCAAGTATGGAAGATTTGCGAGCGACTAAACCAATCATCGCCGCTTCAAGTGATAAGGCGTCTTCTGTATTAGCGCAGTGCATTTTACAAAAATGGCAGCAACAAACTGTCTTTAATGTTTATATGCAACCGCGAGGTACTGGCTTTACTGTTTATCTTGATGGTCAATGGGAGATTGCTGATATCGATGCTGTTGGTAGTGGGTCAAAAGTTTTATTGTATAAAAAAGGATCAATGTTTGATGCTCCATACAAAAAGTATGCAGATTGGGTAAATGATTGCCTTTAAAGAATTGAATATGACCAAGCCGCTTCTTAGCGGCTTTTTTTATAGTAGGAGATAAAATGGCTGAGGTAATGACGCAAATTGAATTGGGTGGTGTATTAGGTAAGGTATTTGGGAAAACACATCAGCGTATAATTTCAACCCCTCAAGAAGCAGGTAAAGCTTTAGCTGCAACTATTCAAGGCTTTGAGCAATACATGATAAGCAGCAAAAGTCGCGGGTTAACGTATGCGATATTTAAAGGGAAAAAAAATTTAGGGGTGGATGACTTGGGTTATCCAGTCTCGGGGGAAATAATTAGAATTGTCCCCGTTATTATTGGCAGCAAAAAGGCTGGATTATTGCAAACCATTCTTGGTGTTGTGATTGTGACGGCTGCTGTTATTGCTGGGCCAGCAGGTATGGCTGCTTTATCAGGAGCTCAAGCATTTAGCGTGGGAGCTATTGGTGCTTCAATGGCCTTAGGTGGTGTTATACAGATGCTTTCGCCACAGCCAGCAGGACTTTCTAGCAAACAAAGCGCAGACAACCGGGCTTCGTATGCATTCGGTGGAGTAACTAACACTACTGCTCAGGGTAATCCAGTTCCGCTTCTATACGGACGCAGGCGTATTGGCGGTGCGATCATCTCTGCTGGTATATACGTCGAAGACCAGCAATAACCAAAGTAATCTTCCTTTCAGGCTACCATATGGCTACAGCAACCCCGATTAAAGGCCGCAAGGGCGGCAGTTCCAGTTCAAGAACCCCTACCGAACAGCCTGATGATCTGCAATCTGTAGCGAAGGCAAAAATCCTCGTTGCGCTGGGAGAGGGCGAATTTGCAGGGCAGCTGACGGCGAAAGATATCTATCTGGACGGAACGGCTCTGGAAAATGCCGACGGCTCCCAAAATTTCAGCGGAGTGACGTGGGAGTTTCGCGCAGGAACGCAGGCGCAAAAATATATTCAGGGTATTCCCGGTACCGAAAACGAAATCAACGTTGGAACTGAGGTATCAAGCGCAACAGCCTGGACGCGTACCTTCACCAACACCCAACTATCAGCCGTTCGCCTGCGACTGAAATGGCCTTCACTGTTTAAGCAGGAGGACAACGGCGATCTGGTAGGGTATTCCATCAATTATGCAATAGACCTGCAAACTGATGGTGGGACTTGGCAAACCGTTCTTAATACCAGCGTAACCGGCAAAACGACGTCTGGTTATGAGCGCAGCCACCGTATTGATTTACCGCAGGCTGGCAGCACCTGGACAATCCGACTGCGTAAGATTACCGCTGACGCAAACAGCGCCAAGATCGGCGACACGATGACGCTGCAAAGCTTCACGGAGGTGATTGATGCCAAGCTGCGCTATCCGAACACCGCGCTGCTGTACATCGAATTCGACTCAAGTCAGTTCAATGGTTCGATTCCACAGATATCCTGTGAACCACGTGGCCGAGTGATCCGAGTGCCTGATAACTATGACCCCGATACGCGGACTTATAGTGGTACATGGCAGGGCGCGTTTAAGTGGGTCTGGACCGATAACCCGGCGTGGATATTTTACGATCTGGTTATTACCGATCGCTTTGGTCTGGGTAATCGCCTGAGTGCAGCCAACATCGATAAATGGACGTTGTACCAGGTATCGCAATATTGCGATCAGCCGGTACCGGATGGAAAGGGTGGAAGCGGGACAGAGCCACGCTATACCTGTAACGTCTATGTTCAGGACAGGAATGACGCTTACACTGTGCTGCGTGACTTTGCGGCTATATTCCGGGGTATGACGTACTGGGGCGGTGATCAGATTGTGGCGCTTGCCGATATGCCAAGAGATGTGGATTACGCTTACACCCGCGCTAACGTTATCGACGGACGCTTTACCTATTCCAGCAGTACAACAAAAACGCGGTATACCACGGCGCTGGTTTCCTGGTCTGATCCGGATAACGCCTATGCGGATGCGATGGAGCCGGTATTTGAGCAGCCTCTGGTGGCCCGGTACGGATTTAATCAGCTGGAAATGACAGCCATCGGCTGTACCCGGCAATCAGAAGCGAACCGAAAGGGGCGCTGGGGTATTCTCACCAACAATAAGGATCGCGTTGTTTCGTTTGATGTTGGCCTGGACGGAAACATTCCGCAGCCGGGATACATCATCGCTGTATCAGACGAGCTTCTGTCCGGCAAAGTTATGGGGGGGCGCATCAGCGCCGTTAATGGTCGCGTTATCAAACTTGACCGCGTTGCTGATGCAGCAGCAGGCGATCGACTGATTCTCAACCTTCCTTCAGGAGCGTCACAGAGCAGGACCATTCAGGCAGTTAACGGGGAATTTATCACAGTCACCACGGCATACAGTGAGACACCACAGGCCGAAGCTGTATGGGTGGTTGAGTCAGACGAGCTCTACGCCCAGCAGTATCGAGTTGTCAGCGTCTCCGATAATGATGATGGCACTTTTTCTATTACTGGCGCATGGCATGACCCGGATAAATATGCCCGTATCGATACCGGAGCCATCATTGACCAGCGGCCGGTGAGTGTAATCCCGCCGGGTAACCAGTCGCCGCCGGCTAACATTGTGATCAGCTCGTTTTCAGTGGTGCAGCAGAATATCAGCGTCGAAACCATGCGTGTGAGCTGGGACCAGGCGCATAATGCTATCGCCTACGAGGCACAGTGGCGCCGCAATGATGGTAACTGGGTAAACGTGCCGCGCAGCTCCACCACGTCATTCGATGTTTCTGGTATTTATGCAGGGCGCTACCTCGTGCGTGTGCGTGCCATTAATGCCGCTGAAATTTCCTCTGGCTGGGGCTACTCCGAAGAGAAAACGCTAACGGGCAAGGTGGGAAATCCACCGAAACCTGTCGGCTTTGCGACAACTCCGATCAACTGGGGGATTCGCCTGAACTGGGGATTCCCGGCTAACACCGGGGACACACTGAAAACGGAAATTCAGTACACCGCGAACAGTGATTTCTCTAATCCTCTTTTGCTGTCGGATGTGCCTTATCCGTCAGCCGAATACACCCAACTTGGACTAAAGGCGGGGCAGGAATTCTGGTACCGCGCGCAGCTGGTAGACAGAACGGGTAATGAATCAGGCTGGACCGACTGGGTTCGTGGTGAATCTAATGCGAATGCTGACGACTACCTGGGCGATATTGCAGATGACTTTCTCACATCTGCCGATGGTGACCGCCTGACAGGCGACATTGATACCAATCTCGAAGCCGCTTTGCAGAACGCGCTGGCCAACCATGCAACCGTGGAACATCAGTGGGCGCAGTACGGCGAGGTACGTGCGGATATTCTGGTGGTTAAAACGACCATTGCAGATGTTGATAAAGCGATGGCTGAAATGTCCACACAGGTGCAGGCGCAGATTAAAGATGTAACCGCCTCGCTTGAGGATAAGCTCACTGCCACCGTTGATGCTACAAGTGCTACGGCCATTCATACCCTGAAAGTCGGAGTGCGCATCAACGATATTTTTTACGGTGCCGGGATGTCGATTGCCGTGCTGGCCGAAGCGGGTAAGCCGGTAGTCACCCGCGTCGGGTTTAACGCCAATCAGTTCGTCCTGATGAGTGGCAGCGATGATACGCAATATTCACCCTTTGCTGCTGTTAATGGTCAGGTGTTTATCAGCGATGCTTTTATTCAGTATAGTCAAATCACTCTGGCAAAAATTGGCGAACTGCGCTCCGCTAATTATGTTCAGGGACAAACAGGCACCATTATGAAATCAGACGGAACGTTTGAAATGAATGGGGCTGTTGCCGGGGAGGGGGCAACGAAAATGACAAATCTGAATTACAGCGTTAAAGATGGCAATGGCGTTCTTCGCGTACAGATTGGCAAATTAACAGGGGTATTCTGATGACATGGGGAATTCAGACATGGGACGCTAACGGTGTCCCGAATAACTATGGCATTAAACCTGTAACTGTGGTGGGTATCATCGATCTTGCTTTAGGTCAGAAAACGGGAAGCTACCAGTTCAACCTCGAGCCCGGTTTAAAGGTCGGTTTTGCGGTTGGTACTCTGGAGGATAAAGGGACAATAAGTTACACAGATAAAAGAAATATTATTGCATCTGGAAACACCATAACAATACAGCCTTCAGGTAGTGATGGGATTAATGATTACCCGGCAGTCAAAGTGCAGTTAATCGTTTTTGCGGAGACTGCGTAGATGGCTAAATATGGCGCATTAATTTCATTATCTAACGGAAACCCTTTTATTACGCCAGATTCCACACCAATGACGCTTTACCGAAAAGTAACTGTAAACTCAACTTTTGGGGGGGATTTTAACAGTGCTTCGGCGTCAGTGACTATCGACGGTCAGAAGGGAGGGATTGCATTTGCAAGAACCAGCGCCCCAGCGAAAATATCAGCTTCAAAAAGTGGTAACACGTTCAGTGTTGATGCGTCTAATTACAAAGGTTCGGCTTTCGTTCTGGAGGCGTATTTTTTTGCTATATATCCGCTCACCCTTCCTGCTTGGGGGGTAGCTATATGGGATGCCGAAGGGACACTGGTACTTACGAATGAGTCCCGGGTATTAAGCGACCTTACAACTATAGGTTCACCTGGCGCTGCAACGGGTGGGCTTAACATCGATACATACATGACAGGCAAATGGGCTGTAAATCCGATGGGGCTGGGGTCTGTTCTTCTGCATGCTGGTTCAGCACCTGGCGGGCAACCAATAATCCAGCCTGTGGATGTGGGAACGGGGTGCTTCAATGAAGGTGCGGGAACAAGAATAAAAGGACTTTCATCAACAACAGCAAGTGGTTCTTCA